CGCAAAATACGCCTGAACGGGCAGTAGGTTTTGGTCAACAGTTTTGTTAGGGCCAACCATGTTAGCTTTGATCGCCAACGGCCGTTACATAAAGCAAACCCGCCGTGCCACTATTACTGATCGCTGTCATGTAAAAGGGCGTTGTTGGGGTTGCCAAGATAAGGGGAGAAGTCATACCCGCAGGCAAAACATAATCCCCCGGTGTTCCATCACTCGGAAACGTTGCGGCGGGGCATGGCGAATAATTCGCAAATTTCACCGCAATGGGCGATGCGCCCGTGTTTAGGAATGAGCAGTAGTTGATCTGATCGTTTGTCTGATCATCAACCAAAGTGCTTGAATGGGCACTATTGGTGACGCTAAAACAATACGTCTGACCCGCGTTGCGTTGGACTGTTGAACCAGCCATATTTACACCACATTCGCGGGTAAGGGACTGTCTTCAGGCGATTTCACGTTAACCAACAAGTTAGCGGCCGTTTGGGTGACCGATCCACCTGTAAGGTTAATCAAACGAACTGTGATTTGATCGGCCGTGTTGGTGTAAGCATTACCAACCGCAACGCCTGTAACCATTGCCGCATCAACTGTGACGTTGATCATGTCTGTGGATTTAACGCCAGGGCATGAAATAGTGACTTCAGTTGTTGTAGTGGAAAAAGTGGTGCTTGGTAGTGTCAATTGAGCGATGGAACTGCTCAACAAATTACCACGGGTAAGTGTAGTTTTGGACATGATAATTCCTTTAAAACATGATTATTGTATAACAAAATGAAAAAAAGCCACCCCTTTTGAGAGTGGCTTTCTGTTTATTTACTCACAAATTAGGGTAAAAATGTGAGGTCATAGCCGTAAACAAATACGTCACAAGTCGCTGCAATTGTCGTTCCCACGTTGACATACATCGTAGATGGGTTGGAAATAGCGGTTGCGGGATTTGTCGCGGTTGAGGTTGTCACATAAGGACCACCTGTGTTGCTAGTCAAAGCAGCGGTAGTCAATACTGTTGAACCTGTTGCGCTTGGGCCTGTGTAAACACCAACAGTAGCCGTAGCAATAGTGGTTGTTGATCCACTAGAGTTCAAGCCATTGGTGATTAGCACGCTAACGGGCACAAATTTAGTCACATCGACTACTGTCATGGCTGTATCACCAGCCACGGCCAAGTTAACGGATTGTGCGGATGCAATCAAACGCAATGCTTGGTTTGTGGCCAAGTTTTGTGGGTGATTGCTTACTGTGGTTGCTGGTCCTGGATTACTCATGTTAGTTTTCCTTTAAGTTAATTAAGCTGCAACACGGCAAGCGAGTTCAGGATAGAGCGGTGCCCAGCCGTACAAGACATCCAAACGGGTTGGAATACTGTCATTGTTAATGGTGTACTGGCGAACCACGCGCATGGACAAACCAATCTCTTTGTCAGAAGCGCGACCAGCAAAGTGGACACCCTCTGGCAACTCAAGATCGGCCACTGCCAATGTAAACGCATTGCGGTGCATAATGATATTCTGTGGTGACACAGTACCAGTATTGTTGAAAGGCGTAACAGTTGATGCGCCAGCATTGGTCACAGACACGTTCTGGAACTGACCAGCAGTAATCACGGCAGGGCTAACAGTCACGCTAGTTGTACCTGATGTTGCCACAGTAGCGGCAGCAGTCACGACAAAGTTGCGTAGCTTGTTAGAACCATAAGCCTGGCGATTCTGGGGGTTGACAGCGTACACGTTAGCAATTTGGATAACGTCACCAACGTTCAACGATGCTGTGGCTGTTGTGGCAGACAAAGCGATAGTAGAAGTTGATGCCCAACCAGAGGTCAGGAATCCAGTTGCAGTCGATGTATTGCATGACAACACGGCAGTCGAATAAGAACCGAATGTTTGTGAAACAACGTTCTGATCCATCTTCCAGTTCATACCAGCAGAGTCACGACCCATCAAACCCTTGCGATACTGTTCGCCGATGGCTTCTTGGGGTACAAATAGACCCTTCAAAGAATCAACGATTGTGGCGCTTGTGAAAGGTTCAACGATACATGAACGGCGGCCATCCCTTGGTGCGCCTTCAGCGTCAAGGTAAGCAGCAGCGGTCAAATATGTGATCAAACCTGTGGGAGGTGTACCAGCTGTACCAACGATATTGGCCGTGTTGTTCTTGGCCATCACCAAGCCATCACGATCAATTTTGTTAGCAATTGCTGCCACAGCGGGTTTCAACACGCGGTCAGAGAACATATCCAAAGACAATGCCAAGTCCTGAGTTGTGAATTGTGTCATTCTGTTACTTCAGCTTTCGCTTACTGACCCTTTCGGGCGGTTCGACCGCTTCGGATCAAACTCTCTGGCTTCTTTTAGGTTATACCAAAGTTCAGACTATCGCATCCTATTTCTAGGTTCTTCCACTTAGTCGTTCAGGCTGCACAGATTTCTCTTGCTTGCCCCCTGTCGCCCTCCGCAGGGCTTCCAAGTCAATCAGGAAGAATTTTGCCAATCAAGCCGCTATTAGAAAGGAAGCGTCTTGATATGTGGACATACGTTTATCCACATGGAACTGGGTTGACAAAGTCACGGGTACGCTAGACTCGTTAAAGTCCTCAACGTTCAATGCTGGGCCAGTAGTACCGATGAAACGGCCTGGTCTGCGAACGTTAACTGTGTTACCGATCTTTGCACCGACAACGGCGAATTGATCGTCATAGTTTCTGTCAACTTCACTTGTAAAAGTTACATTCTGTTACTTTAGTGACCTATTTCTAGGCGGGAAAACCTCTTCGGATTCTCCTCTACCCCTTCTTTTGTTATAGGGTAGTTCAGACTATCGCATCATCCTATTTCTAGGAGCTTTCTCACTTAGTCGTTCAGGCTGCTTTCGCTTGCCCCTTGTTGTCTGCTGCCAGAGTTCCAAGTCAATCAGAGAAAGTTATTCAATATGCGTTACCGCATAAGGGAGCAAACTGTTTACTCGTTTTCCAAAACCATCAACGCCTCGTTGGTGATCTTGGATATCGTTAAGAGATTATTACTCATTTGATTTCCTTGATTTGAATTTAACGGATTTTGCCCGCCCGTCTAGCTTCTTTCCAAGCCTGGTATGTGCCGTGAAAATCTCCACTACTGTTAATAGGGATATCTGCTTGACCACTACCTGCCTTCAAGGGCCTGATCGGTGCTGGCGCTTTACTTTTCACTACAGTCTCTGGTTTGGCTTCACTTTTCTCGTATAGCTTTTCCAGTTTTCCTATTTCAATCAAAGCCTTTCGCGTGGGCATTTGTGCTAGTTTTTGAGCATATTCAAGGTCCTCTGCAAGGTGATACAGGATTCTTGGTCCAACATCACTCTCTAAAATAGAATCTCGAATATCATCACTAACCACCACATCAGCCGTGCTTACAATTTCATCGTAGTCAGGTAAATCAGCTTTCACTTTGTCTAATTTGGCAGACCATGATTGGATAACCTTTTGTCTTTCCTCATTAGCCTTTCTGTTGGCTTCTTGCTGATCACGCTCTTGTAAGGCTTTTTCTGTTGAATACTGCGCCAATGCCTTAGCGTACTCAAACGCATCTTGGAATTGACCAGGTTGTGGTTCTTCGTCAATGTTCTTCGCCTGTGGGGGCGTAGCCTGTTGCTCTAAAGCCCTTAACCTTGCTTCCAACGCTTCTCGCTGTTGGCGTTCTGCTTGCGCTTCTGCCTTGGCTTGCTCACGTTGTTTTGTCAGTTCAGAAAACCTTTTTTCTAACTTAGGGTTCTGCTTCTTTTCCTCTGTAGGTTTGCTTTGTTCTGCCTCTGGTTCACTCTGATCTTCAACTTCTGATGGCTCGGGAGTTTCCTCAACCGCCACATCATCGTTTCTGTCAGCTAAACCAAGTTTATTAGCATAAAACTCAGCTGAGTTCTCACTCGTCAATACTGATGACGCTTCTTTTTCAGACATAGGTTTACCCTAAGAATTAACCCCATGTTCCTCATGGGTAAGGTTTTGTGTAAATATACACGAAAGAGTTACTTTGTCAAATAGCACGCTCAACGGCTTCAGCCTTGGCCTCACGCTCGCTCAATCGGTCTAAATGGCTCAAATAAACGGCTAAATCGGCCTTCATACGCTCGATTTCTAGTTGTGTTTGTGTCTTAAGAACAGTATCTTGTGCCGTTGTGTGAACACGCATTTCTGTGTCTTTTTGCTTCTGTTGGTCACGCAACTCAATGTCATGGGCGCGGTTGGTCTCTTTAATAAGAACCCGTTTAGTCTCAGCGTCTTGTTTGAGTTGCTCAACGTCAGCCCTGTTTTTAAGCATCAATTGCATACCCTGTAACTGCTGTTGCAGCTGTTGGATAGTAGCTTGTGACTGCTTAAGTTGCATTTGAACTTGTGGGGGAATGGGCGATTTATCATCAATTTGCGCCATTGGGTTGGATGCTGCAAGTCTGTCTGCAATCACATCAGCGCCAGGGAAGTCCATGTTTCTAAAGATCAAATCACCCGCCACATTCATCAATTGTGGGTCTTTGGACAACAATGGAATCATGGTCTCGACCGCTTCTTGACGCTTGGAGTTGTAGCCTGGTCCTGTGTCCATCACAACGTCATATTCGCCAACTGTTACGTCATTTAGTATTTTCTCAACGCCTTGCTCGTCTTGAGCTTGCTTGTTGATCTCTACCAGATCAGGTTGGCCATCGTCACCAATGATCCGCATGACCCTAGCCGTGTCATAAACAGTCGGCACTAGATCAAGAATAATCTTGGCGGTGTGTCTAATTGATCGGGTCAAATTGTCGTAATAGTGGAAATTTGTGAGATCAACCTGTTGTTGTTGGCCATTTAGTGCCTTTCCGGACATATTTCCGGCTAGTTGTTGGCTAGGATCAAAGATACCCAAAATTGCTTGCATATCCTGATTAATGCCGTCAGCTGCAGCCATAATGCCCGCAGGCGGTGATTCAGGCTGAATACGGCTAGGCACGGGAGCTGGCACGCCCTCAATGTCCTTTTGCTTGTATCTAAGGACTGGCATGGACTTGATGTTAGCCTGCGCCCATTCGTTCTCGTGGCCCTCGTCTTGGCCTTCAGCAAGCAACCATTTGGCCTTTGGTGCTAACGCCACAGACTCAGTAATGGCCGTCTTCCAGAAGTTATACATCCTCTGTGCGTCTTTAACCTGGCGAATCATGCCGTACTTTTTACGCTTATTGTCAACAACGAATTCCTCGCCGTAGACTGGCACGATTGGAATGAACTTGCCTGGCCAATCGTATTCTTCCAATACTTGAATGCCAGTACATTTGATCATCTTGACCAATTTCCGCATGGTTGGGCGTTCGTCAACGATTTCTAGCCCAAGCATATTCATATCGTCTTTGCTGGGCGCTTTGGACTTAAATACCTTTGTGCCGTCAGACAACAGTAAAAGCGTATCTTTGATGTGCTCTGTATACCAAAACTCGGCGATTCTGATGTCTTCCTTCATCACCCATTCGGCATTACTGTCACCCGTTCCGCGCTGAGTAAAGCCCACACCTGTGTCGGCATCGGGGTAAAGTTTCTCAAATTCCTTCTTACTGACTACTGTGGTCACCAGACAGCGTTCTGCGTCTGACCCGTCTGGCAAGGTGCTATTAGGATCAAAATAGACTGTAAACGGGTTATGAATCTGCTCGATGAAGATGTCCTGGTCAAACGTTTTCTCGCTGATATAGTCTGTCGTGACCCTCCAATACCCAAACCCACAGCGCACGGCGTAGTTAAAAGCATTGTCGTAGGCGTGGTCAGCGTCTGAATTGACCTCAATATGTCGGCAAATACCTGTCAGAATCTCGGCCACTTTAGCGTCTGATTGGCTATTCATGCCGTGGACCTTAATCCGTGGGCGCTGTTGGCGTTGCTGATTGGTCACCTGGCGCACATAAGCGTCAACCTTATTGATCGTCAGGCAGGGTCTAGCTTCAAGATCACGGCTGTTTTGAATCTCTACTGGCCATTGGTCACCAGAACCAAATTTTAAGTCTTCAAGAGCTTCTGAACGATTGTTGGTGTCAGCATCATTGGCAAGTTTCAAAAACTTCTTGGCCATATCTATGCGTGGATCATAATCGTCTTGGTAGTCTGACATAATTTATCCCATCCAATTTGCTGAATAATCGTACGTTGCCTTCTTCTTAACAGGCTTTCTAGGCTCTTGGACCATTAATCCCAGCATTCTGAACGCATCAGCTCCATGCGAGTATTGGTCATGCAATGGCGTTCTACTGAACTGCTTGGTGTCAGGGTCAACCTCATACCTGTAGTGTCGTAAACATTGTAAGCCATCCGTTGTGTTTTGCCTATCAAAGTAACACCTTGGGAATATGGTCCTTGCAGCGTTAATACTGTCCGCAATTGGCACTCGATCCAATACCCTGACGTTCATTCCTGTAGCTCTCACGATTTCCTCAATGGATCGGCCAGTTCCTAGATTCTTACTAGCAGCATCATGGGGCAGATAATGAGTGTCAAACACATAACCAAACTTCTGGATTTCAGCCAAGTAATAGCTAATGGTCTTCTGTGAGTCTTCCATATAGCGCAGAACCCTGATTTCCACGCCTATGAACTGCACAAACCAAATGGCGGTACTGTCAGCCCAACCCAAGTCCCAAATCGTGTAGACGGGCTTTATGGGGTCATACGGCACGTTTGTGATCTGGTTGTTGATTTCGGCCATTTGCATTTCTTTGGCAAACACAGCTCCGTCAACTGTCAACCTGCACATTCCCTCCCAGACTGTTTGATAGGCTTCAGGATCACGATTCTTAAGCGCGTCTTTCTCGTCTCTTAACACTTCAGGAAACCAAGGGTTATCTTGCCACCCGATTTTGACCACTTTGGCGTTGTCTGGCGGGTTAGCAACCCAGCGCCTGTAAGTCTCGTCTGTCTCTAGTTCAGGGTTAAAGCTGATCCAAATCTCGGACTTTTCTTTACGAATGGTTGGTATTAATGTGTCGTAAGACCGCTTGGACACGCTTTGGGCTTCCTCAACCCAACAAATATCCACGCCTTCATAAGACTTGACGTTGCTGACATTGTTCTTCAGGCCAACAAAGTTAAACTCTGTGCCGTTCTTGCCCCTGATCGTTCTGTCGGTAATTTCATAGAATTCTGTCAAACTCATGGCCATGATCTGGTCACTTAGCAACTTGTGGACTGAATCCTTAATACTGGTTTGGAATTCACGGGCACATAGCACCCTGGTGACTTTGGTTGATCCGATGACCAACAACGCCCTAGCAATTCCCCAACTCTTAGCACCACCACGGCCGCCGTACAAAACTTTATACCTTGATGGCTCAAATAAACATTGGAGTTTTAACGGGAACTCAATATTAGGTGTCATTGGGTTTGACAAATGTTACTTGTAAGCCAGCCAACAAAGGCGCACCATTCTCGCCTGATATTTCTTGTTTGACCGATTCCCTGTATTTCTTAGGAAACCTTGCAGCCATTGACCTTGACCAAATACTTGCGTTTAGTTTAGGTCCATCTTTGCTTTCAAGCATATAAGCCTGGGCTTGTTCTTCCCACCAAGTCTGTTCTGCAATCTTTGCATCATCCAAGGCGTGCAAAAATTCAGGATAAGCATCCCGCCATGTGTACATTGTTCTTAATGAAACACCTAATTTTGTACTAATTTGTTCTACACTTTTACCCAGAGCGCCCAATGCTCTGACCTCATCACAATAAGATGGATCATAGAGTGTTGGGCGGCCAGCTGTCATTTTGATTTTGCTCCTGTATTTAGTGCGTTAATTAACTCATTCATTACGTTGTCGGCTTCTTTTTGCTGCAGCCGTTTGGCTTTGTGTTCAGATGGAGTAGTCTTTGGTTGATTTGTAGATGGCGTGGGATATTTTTCCATCGGCGTATTCTTGTTCGAGGGCATCATGTAATTCTCTCCTTAATTGTTCAGGGTTTAATTTTGGCAGTTTTTCAATCGCTATCTGTCTGGCTTTTCCCAATCCGCGTGAATTGTCAATTGCTCTTATTTCTACGTCTGGATGGTCTTTGTACTTTTCGTGCAATGCTTGGATCGTTTCTCTAGCCCCTAAATGTGTTTTCAAATGTGTTGATAATGGGACTGTTCGGCCTGATCCATACTTCTTTTCCATGCTATTAGCTCGCTTAAGTGCGCCATTAACCAATGCTTCTACGGGTTCTCTGTAGGTGTACATGATCATGGCCTTGCGTTTAGCATCTAGCGCTTGTTTTATCTTTTGTTCTGCGCTATCCAGTTTGTCCATGTTTGTATCATAAATAATTTCTGATTTTTTGGCTTTACTGTTTAATGCTTTTACGTTTTCTAGGGCAGTTGATTTACCAGCACCAGCTCCTCCAGCTGTAAACAAAACCCTTGAATCTTGTCCTTCTGGTGTTGGTTGCGCCAACTTGTGCGAATAAAGGCTTTTGGTAAATGTACTGGCGGGTTCGTGTACTTCAGCAGCCCTAGTCCTGTCTTCTCGGTATTCTGGGCTTAATTCCCTAGCAATATCAGTATTTAATATTTTCCCACCTTCAGTATCGGGTAGGCTTGAATATTCTTTGATTAAGTTTGGGAATTCTTGGGATAACCTGGCAAAAAGTGCTGCTTGAGCT